GGATATAATGATACGGCGCAGAAAGTATTCGTCAGAGGCTGACGACAATTATCGTGATCGCATCCTAGCAAAGATCGGCCTAGAAGAGCCTCCTCTGTATATCCAACCAACCCCATCATCCAAACCACAAAAGGTAGCGTTATCTGCCATTGCTTTGGATCTGCTGGAACGAAAGGATCGTGAGATCCGCGCAGAGCAAGCAATTAAGGAAAGAGTGCCAACAAATGCAACGGCAGTCATGCCACACGCTTTTCAGCCTAAAATCGTGAAGGCAATATCGGAGTCATGCACGGCTGACTTTGAGCGCATAGAGAAGGATTACCACGGCGTTCAGAGGACTGTTGAGGCCATCACCAGATGCAATCAGCACCACGGGCTAGATGCGTTGATAAAACGCCGCGCCTAGTCTATTCTCTCGCCATGTCATTCAGGAAAGTCTGTTCAGCAATGATCAACGGCCAGCGTTGGCAGGTTGGATTTGGATACACAGGCAAGACTCGCGGAGTCGTTGATGACGGGGTTTGCAGATATCACTCTCGCCGGATTGTCGTGCATGGAGCGCACAATGGCCGTTACACATCGCTTGAGGAGACAGTCATCCATGAGGTAGCCCATGCGGCATTCCCCCAGATTGAGGAAGGGGCAATCGACCACATGGCACAGGTGGCGGCAAAGATCCTTTTCAAGATGCGAGCCGCAGAGCCTTATAAATAGATGGTCTAGCGACCATAAAAAAAGTTGTTGCAATAACCCAAGCGTGGCGGTAGTGTCACTCTTGTCAGTCAATCAATACATCAACCCATACATCACATGAACGACAACCGCATTGACCCAACCGCAGATTCCATCCGTCACTACGAGACCCAAGACGCTCTCATGGAGCGGGATTACGCATCAGTAGGCATCCGTACTCGTCGCCACTACACCGCAACGCCAGAAGAACACGCAGCGTTTTGGAATGCCGTTGACAGCCGCCGCGAGTATGTCCAGCGCACGCCTGTAGCCGGAGACATCATCGGCTACAACAACAAGTGCCAACCCATCTACGCATAATTCACCCACCAACCCATACATACCATGACATACACCCAACTAGCCGAGTTCGCAGCCATCGAAAAGACCTGCGACGAAATCCGCAAAGAGAACGAGGATCTACGATTTGAGATCCTTGGATACCGCCATCAGCTTGAGGAAATCCTCACGCTTAACACGCTTGGGAAAACCAAGCAGATCGCAGACCGCATCCAAGCCGTACTCAAATAATGAACACACAGACCGCACACTTACTCTCCAATTTGGAGGCTCTGTTCACCAGCCAGCTAAAGATCGCTGACGCACACGGCCTCGACACCCTGCCCATGATTACCACGGCACGGGCTAGGACGATCCTGATCGAAATCCGCGCTGCCAAGCATGAAGCCAAGCGTATCAAGCGTACTCCGGCTTATTTCAACAGGTTAGACGAAATACACGCTTGACATAACAACCGAAGCGTATAAACCCCAGCATGATATGGAAACCCATCCGTACAATGCAGGCAGAGATGATATGCGTGAGCAGTTGCTCGCGTTTATCTTTGACCGCTATTGCTACAACCGAACCTTCCACGGGAAGGAGTCTCAAGTAGCATTAGAACTGAAGCGTCTCATCCTCGACATCCGTGAGGATCAGGCGCACGAACAAGAAAAGGCCAACGAAATCGAAGTAGCTGCCGAATAACAAAAGCCTAATAGATAAATAAATATGAAAGCTAAACAATATTACGGCGACCGCCCATGTATAAATTATATCTGGATTTTGCTGGACAGGCTTGACAAACGGGGTCTTTTGAAACCTAAATTGCGACCTGCAATTAAATCAATTTCAAAACAACCCCAATAATTTATGACAAGAGATATTGTTAATCATCCAGCATTTCCTATTGCCCCGTATGAGGGAGACCGAACCAATCCCCCCCTGCGTGCTAATAGCGGAATCAGCGCATTAGATTACTTTGCGGCAGCAATCGCGGCATCACTTGTTTCCCCCAAGGGAGACAGCGATCCTGAAGCTGTTGCAGAGAATGCCTACGCATATGCGCGAGCAATGCTGGAGGAAAGGCAATATCACACAACCAAGAAATAAATATGTGGCATCATAATAAAAAGAACCCGATGATGGTCAACAAGCCTCAAGCCCCAGCAAAGCCTGCCCCGCTGAATGCTACGGCTGAAGCAAGCAAAAAGGATTCCAGCGCATCGCTGAAGTTCGCAACGCCGGAGATCAGGGTCGGCCTGTCTGCGGCGAGCAAGGTTCCTTCCAGCATGATCAAGATGGTCGGCACGAAGAAGAACCCAACGCTGACCAATCAGGCATCCATGCCGAAACAAAAGAAGGTATTAGTTGTCAAGGTCAAAGCACCCAAGGTAAAGAAGCCTAAAATGTAATGCACGACCCCATCCAAGTCCTTGTTTTGGCAGCGGCGATTGTGACAGCAAGTTACACGCTTTATACGCTCTATAAAAATCAACCCTAACCCATAAACACCATGTCCGAAAACATCGACACCACACCAGAAAACATCATTCCCATTCCTGCGGAGACCCCTACGGAGGCTCCTGTCGCCGAGGGAACCGAGAACAAGCCCCAGACGATTCAGGAGCTTGTTGCCAACATTGACATCTCTGGCGTGTCCGAGCATGAGATCATCACCGACCTCATTGCTGGCATCCAGCAGCTTGCCCTGCGCGGCACTATCGCCCTTGGACTGCTTGAGCGCATCAAGATCCGCGATACCGAGGCTGACGCTGCTGCCGCCGATGCAGACGCTGAAACACCAGCCGCCTAAAAATCACTCCAAAAGGCTGGATGTCATGCCTAGACATGGCATCCGGCCAGCGGGAGAGGTTTTATGCTCACCAAGTACCAACAAGGGAAAACCCAAGATCAAATGGAAGACCGAAAAGGCATTAGCCTAATCTTTTGGCTGACGGTTGCGTTTGTAATCGCAAAGCTGGCTGGCTTGATTGCTTGGTCATGGTGGTTGGTATTCTCTCCGCTTTGGATTAGCGCGGCTATTTGCATTTCTTTGCTGATCGTGCTGGCGATCATTGCAATCATCATCCCATGAAAGCTAAAAATCTATACAAGCGCGTAGCAAAGCCATTAAGCGGAGTTGAAGAGGTTACACGGCCTCGTTCCCATGCCGAGGAACCAGCCGGAGACAACGCCAAGAAGCAGAATCCGCAGCGTCTGGACATCATCCGCCGTCATATGCTCTCCAGCAGGAAATCCGATGACATTTAACCTATGGACTCGCATCGCAGAGAAGACTACAAGGTGAACGACCCTGTTAATCACCCTAGTCATTATACCTCTCACCCATCTGGGATTGAGGCGATAACGATCACAGAGCATTTCCCGTTCAATATAGGAAATGTTTTCAAGTATTGCTGGAGGGCTGGTCTAAAAGATGACAACTCCGACATTAACGACCTCAAAAAAGCATTGTGGTATCTTAACAGAGAAATCAACAGGCGTGAACGACTATCAAAATGAAAAAAGGACTCTGGTACAATATCCACATGAAGCGTAAGCGTATTGAAGAAGGCTCTGGTGAGCGTATGCGAAAGGCCGGAAGCAAGGGTGCGCCTACTGCAAAAGCAATCAAGGACTCACAAAAAACCTCCAAAAAGAAATGAGCGAGAAGAAATTCAAAAAGGTTGTAACCAACCCTGATACTGGCAAGAAGAATACCATCCGCTATGGTGCGAAGGGATACACCATTGCTCCGCACACCAAGAAGGGAGATGCGTACTGCGCCCGTAGTGCAGGCCAGATGAAGGATCATCCTGCCGCCGCGCATGATCCCAACTCTCCCTTGCGTTTGAGCCGTAAGAAGTGGGCTTGCATTGGTAAGAGATCGGCGCGATGAGCTACAGCAAAGTTGAGTTCGGCGACAAGCAGAGCCAATGGTCTGGAGGCGCAGGCAAGGGCGATTCAGAACGCCCTGTCAACCGCAAGAAGTTCCGAGAGACGCTTGACCAGATCAAATGGCAGGGAACGAACGGCAAGGTTGCGTCCAAGTCCGGCATCAAAACGACATACACCTATAAATGAGAACACTCACCCCAACACTCCAGAAGCACCTCGTCGAGATCGGCAAAAAAGGCGGTTCAGCTACCAGCGAGGCAAAAGCGCGTGCAGCAGCAGAAAACGGCAAAAAGGGCGGCAGGCCGAAGAAGGCTATTGCCGATGGAGCCGCATCGTAGCAGGGTTTGCGGTCGGTCAAAAAAAGTTGAAAAAAGTTCTTGCGTATTCCTACGCTTGGGTTATTGTGTCCCTGTTCAATCGAACATCAACCATCAATAAATCCAACCCATGAATATCATCACACTCAAAAACAGGAATTACCGAATCAAGGAAACCAACGGAGTTTTTCAGGTTCATTATTTTTCGATCAACAAAAAGACAGGAAAAGAGCATCAAGGGATCAAATTCATTCCATGCGACAAAGATGCCGCAAAATGGTTCCCTTATGTTCAATACGGCATTGAATTCCATATTCGCGGATATGAAACACTTGATGAAGCGGTTGCCGCAATTCACGCACACGCCGCATAAAAATAATCTTGACCAATAACCCAACCGACCATAGAAATCATTCCCGTTAGTCAACCCATACACCCATACACCCATACATCCAATGAATACCAAGACCCACCAATACATCCTCTGCGTGATCGTCTCGACTCTCACGCTCGTCCTCACCGCAGTCGGAACCAGCGTCTACTGGCAGCATGAGTCGATAGTCCATCATGCAGCCAGCTTCCAAGCCGATAGCTGGGGGCTAGTCAGCTTCCATTGGGCTGACGAGTCCGCGCAGATCGTCCTCGTTGACCCTGTCCGCGATTGCCTCACCCCTCCCGTAATCAGCAAGTAACCACCAACCATACATACACCCATGAATACCATACACACAGCAATGGTCGCCATCATGCGCGACATCACCGCCATTGGAAAGGACAGCAAGAATGCCGCCCAAGGCTTCAAGTTCCGAGGCATCGACGCAGTCTACAACGAGCTTCATAACTTGCTCGCCAAGCACGGGGTAATTACCCTGCCGCAGGCCGGAACGCCAGTCGTCGAGGAGCGCACCAACAGCAAGGGTACTACGCTTCGGTTCGTCACCATCCCGATGACCTACCAGTTCGTCGCCGAGGACGGCAGCAGCATCACCTGCCAAGTTATTGGCGAGGGAATGGACTCCGGCGACAAGGCTACCAACAAGGCGATGGCAATCGCTCACAAGTACGCTTTGCTCCAGACCTTCCTGATCCCAACGGAGGAGCAGAAAGATCCCGACTACGAGACGCATGAGGTCGCTCCACGCAAGCCTTCAATCGCCAAGCCCGTCATTCCCAACAAGCCTGCACCAGCTCCTGCGGCCAAGGAGATGCCCCAGAACGCGCTTGATATGCTTTTCAGCATGATGACCACCAACAGGCTCGAAGAGGCCGATATTCTGGCATTTTGCGCGTCCAAGGGCATGAAGGCTCCAGAGTATGTGGCTGACCTGCCGGATAACGCCGTTAATCGCCTTGTCGCCATCTTTGACGAGGTAGTCGAGTTCGCCATCAACCGCTAATAGCCATGAAAGAATATATTCCACTTAAAAACGCAATGATCGTTTGGAATGCTCCAGCAGATCGTATTAAACCAATAGGAATACAGGTTGTTGAACACCCAGAAACCATCGGATCTTTGAGCAAAAAATTCAAATGTTCTTCAGGAGCATCTTTTTCAAATTGGAGATCCCTTACTGGAAAAGAAAGGATGCAATGCCTCTTGCAGGAAGGTTGGAGATTGGCTTTAGACGAGCATTTTTCTGTGAAAGAAATTCACAAGGCATTTCTTCGTATTAAGGAATACAACGATTGCTGGGCAGAATTTGGAGAATAATATGGACGAACGCGAGAATAAGATGTCCGGCAGCGGCATGGCGGGATATGCCGCCTGCGCCGGAAAGTTCCAGCTAGAGCAGACCTGTCCTCGCGATGAGGGCAATGTCTACACCGAGATGGGCAATCGCATCCATGAGGTTCTTGCTGGAAACAAAAGGTTTGATACCCTTTCCGAAGAGGAACAAGACATCGTTAACCGATGCAATTCCCAATATAGCGAAATCGTTGAATCTATTTCTAGTGAAATACGCTACTTCAAAAATAGCGTTTTGGAACAAAGACTTTGGTTCAATAACACATGGTCTGGACAAATTGATCGTATTGATTTCTTCAACCTAGATACCGCTCTGGTGGTTGACTGGAAGACTGGCCGGACACCGCAGGGCAATGCAGCCGAAAACCTCCAGCTTCGTGCTTACGCAGTTCTCGTAAAAAAGAACTACCCTGCCCTGAAGCGGATTTTTGTTGCTATCGTCCAGCCCCTCGCCGCTCCATATACCATTGCGGAGTATGAGGAGATCGACCTGAAGCTGGCTGATGAGCAAATCCAGTCCATAGTTGATGCCGCGCTGGCTCCTAATCCGCCGCGCACGCCATCGCCGGATGCCTGCAAATACTGCCGAGCCAAGTCCATCTGCCCAGAGGCGCAGGGACAGGTTACCGCTCTGGCAGAGGTAAAGGCCGACATCATCCCTGTCTTAACCGACGAACAGGTGGCCGATTTTCTTGAAAAAGCGGTCGTTGTCGAGTCGTTCATTGAATCCCTGCGCGCAGAGGCCAAGAAACGGCTTCAGGATGGCGCAGAAATCGTCGGATACAAGTTGGGGGCCGGACGCACCAGCCGGAGCATCGAAGACCTACAGGGGGCGCATAGCAAGCTGGTGGCCGTCATCGGAGAGGAGGCATTCCTGTCCGCCTGCAAGGTATCCGTACCAACCTTGGAGAAATCCTATGCAGCAGCCTCTGGCCTGAAAGGCAAGGCAGCTAAAGAAGCCTTTGAAGCGGAGGTCGCGGATCTCCTTATTCAAAAACAGGGCGAGCCTGTCATGACCCGCACAAAATAAACCCAACCAAATACACCCATGCCAGATAACAACCGCCAGATCGTAGCCAAGGCAATCAACTCGCTTGCCAATGAGCTACGCACACCATTGATTGAGGTCATCCAAGACCTTATTGAAGACGAGCGCATTACCGAAGTCCTGCTGGATCTAGGTCTCATTGCCGATGAGGATCAGGGAGAGATCCTTGCAGAAGGTCTCTTCACAGGATTTTCACAGGCGATGGATGTTGCATTCTCATTTAATGATGACGAGGAAGACTCCGATGATGAGGATGAAGAGATAGAAACGGACATCAATTTCCCGCCCTGCTGCGGCAACAACAAGAACAAGAAAACCAAATAACGCATATGGCATACGAAATCCCCGAAGGCAAAGGAACCCTCTTCCCTAACGACTTCAAAGTTAGCGATACTCACCCAGATTATCGCGGCACGATGAAGTGGAAAGGCGAAGTTATCGCAATCAGCGTCTGGAAAGGCGAAACCCAATCCGGCGCAGAAAAGCTCTCCATCAAGTTGAGCGAGCCTCGCCAGAAGGGCGGTGACGGCTCATTCAACAAGCCGGACAATTCGCCCAAGCCTCCGCAGCGTAAGTTTGCTATGGCAGAAGATGACGATAGCATCCCTTTCTGATCTATGTCGGCGGTAGTCAGCAAAAAGGGCGTGAAGCCCAACGATAAGTTCATTTGCGATGATTGTGGAGATCCAATCACAGGTAGCCGTATCCTTGACGGGGAGAT